GTATGATCATATTTTGAAATAGATGCTAAATTTTGTCCTGGTACTGCGGTGTGGTGATCCATTGGTTGTCTAAGTTGGAAGTATTCTTCTTGTTGTTTGGCAAATCTATCATGACCATTAAGTTTAAGTTTAGCATCAGTGTAAGCTAGATTTGAAGTCCAAATAAGTTCCTTAACTGGATGGTTAAAGTTAAGTTTGAGCGAACCTGCTTTTCCTTCGCTAGTCTGACGCTGAAGTTGTTCAATAAGATATTCGTGAGATTGCTGAGCGAATCTTCTTCGTTCATCAGTATCAAGATATATGTAGTCAACCATAACTTTACATTCTCCATCTGCTACACCAACAGTTGATGTTGTTCCCCAAGTGAATTTGAGTTTGACTTCGTGGTATTGAAGAGCAATAAGTGGAAGAGCAAGCCCTGGGTTTCTGCAAAACCAGAAGTTAAGTGGGACTTGAACCATTCCTAAACCACTTGTTCCAGTTGAACCAACTCCACCAGTCATTGCTAAGAGAGCTTTTGCTTTCGATTCTGGTGTAGATAATTCATTCCAGATTTCATTCCATTCTTGGTAATGTTTATCAATTTTTTGACCACCAATTTCAAGTTCTACTTCATTTACTAAAGCGCTACCATTAGTAATACCTGATTTATCAGAAGTTACGTATACTTTGTGAACTAAATCACCATTTCTAGAAATAGTAACTGTTCCGTTAGATGCCGAAGCAGCAATTTTGCTTGAACCATTAACAGTTTGTTCAATAACTTCCATAGAGAAATTAGTGTGTCGTCTGTAAACTACTTTAAAGAAAGTAATTTGTGGATTTCCAGTAAGATAGATATCTTGAGCACCATAAGCGACTAATTGCATTAAACCTCCTCCCATTTTATACTATTAGCAAAGAAAATAATTTTAAAAAAAAACGCTAATTAATTAAAGTATTTAGAAAAAAGAATTTTAAGAAAAAGTAAAATCACAAATTAATTATGGTAAAGTTTACTTTTAGAAAAAAAAAAAAAGAAATCATAGATTCCACAAAAATAAAAAAATATTACTTTTTTAAAGAAATATATTAAAATAAAAATAAAATAAAAACTTTTTATAAAAAAGTTTAGATCAAAAATATTAGTTCTTTGGTTTTTCTTAAAATTAATTTTTTGTTTAAACTTTTATGAAAAGTTTTTAGTTCGAGTATGCAAGGCCTCCCATACCACTCATAATTCTTAATACATTATAGTTAACAGCATAAATGTTTGCTAATGTAGCTGAAGCAGAAAATTGTAATTTCGCTGTATCAATTCTTGAGAAATTGCATGTTCCAGATGGTTGGTGTTCTTCTGGTTTAAGTGCAAAAGAATAAACATTAATATTATTACTGAGTTGTGAGCATCTTGATTGTGCGTTTTGGACACGACCTACAATTTGCATCTTGAAGTCTTGTTTAGTAACAATACTATTATTGGAAAGTGTAAAATTAGTGCCAGCAATAGCAACAGCTGTTACTACACCAGTTCCAACTTCAACATTGTTTAATCTACCTATAATATAAACTCCTAAACCATCATTATCTGCTAATCCTGGTAAATTATTAGCTCTCCATGCTGGTGAAAAAATTACTGTTGTATCACCTGTTTTTCCTGTTACTGTAGCAATATGAGTAAATGTATCCCCTGCCGCAGCGGAATCACCACCTCCATAATGAATTGTTATTATATCACCTGCAGTAAATGTATCTATAGAAGAACCACCTGTAGCATATACTAAAGATGTTGCTGATAAAGTAACTGTTGTTGTTTGATTTATAGTTGTTGAATGGTGTGCTTCAATTCCTGAATCAACAGGTGTGCTTAACATAATAGGTGCTTTCTCAATAACTTTAACTACATCTCCTACAACTGGATTAGTTCCGGCAGCTGTTTCAATATCTACAACACCGCCAACAATTTTATCTGTAGAAGCAGCATAGGTTATATAACTATTAAGGTCTGCAGCACCAGCTGCTAAATGACTTGATAACATAGTTACATTTTCAGTTTCCTTGATATTATAGCCAGGAACTGCTGTATGGTGATCCATAGGTTGTCTAACCTGGAAATATTCTCGTGTTTGGTCGGCAAATCTATCATGTCCATTAAGAGTTAATTTAGCTTTCTGGGTTGTAACTGAATCGGCATCAGTCCAAATTAATTCTTTAACAGGATGATTAAAATTAAGGTCGAAGTTAGTATTTGCTGAACCAGAAATATATTGAAGTTGTTCAATAAGATATTCGTGTGATTGTTGGGCAAATCTTCGACGTTCTTCTGTATCAAGGTAGATATAGTCTACCCATACTTCACAAACCGGAGCAGCCGTAAGTGTTGCATTTCTTCCAACATTAGAAAGGGTTCCCCAATTAAATTTCATTTTAACTTCATGATATTGAAGGGCGATTAATGGAAGGGCAAGTCCTGGGTTTCGGCAAAACCAGAATTGAAGTGGAACCATAATGGATTGTTGATTAGTTTCACCTCCAGTAACTAAAGTATTTGAAAAACTACCAGTTAAATATTTGTATCCAGTTGCTTTTGATTCTGGTGTAGAAAGTTCAGCCCATACTTGTAACCATTCTTGTGTATGTTTGTCTATTTTTTGGCCACCTATTTCAAGTTCAACAGTATCTATGAGTTTATCTCCTAAAACACCTTGTGTTGAGTCTTGATTACATCTAACATAAACATTATGAACTAAATCACCATTTCTTGAAACAGTTACAGTTCCACTATTTGATGAAGCACCGATTGTTGCAGAACCATTTACTGTTTGTTGTATTGCTTCCATAGAGAAATTAGTATGTCTTCTGTAAACTACTTTGAAAAAAGTAATTTGTGGATTTCCAGTAAGATAAATATCTTGTGCACCATAAGCGACTAATTGCATTAAACCTCCTCCCATTTTATACTATTAACAAAGAAAATAATTTTCATTTTTAACGAAATTTTTTTCTTTATTAATTATAATGTCTAATCCTGAAGAACCAGCACCAGTTTGTTCAATAAAAACACCTTGGATTCGTAGGATAATGTTGAAAAAGCAGAATAATTTATAATTTATTCAAAATAATTTTTTTATATTAACTATTACTTTTTTAAAGTAAATTAAAATGAAAATTTGTTTAAAATTCACTTAAACATAATAATATAATTTATATTATAATGATTAGTATTGATAGAGCAATAGGTGTAAGTATTGGATTCGGATTAACTTTTTTATCTATAAGTGGATTGAAATGTGTAAACTGTCAAGAACAATGTAATAGAACAGAATCAAAAAAATGTCCTAAAAGTAATAAATGTTCAAAGGTAAATATGAATTTAGGATTAAGTTCATTTGGTATTGCTGGTGGTTTAATTGTTTATAAAAATATATTTTAGAAAAAACTTTTTAAAAATTGAAAAATAAATAAAAACTTAAGAATAAGATTATAAATAAATAATAATGAATAGAAATATTACTATTTGTGCTACAGATTTAACAGTAATTACAGGTCATAATCCATACAAAACTATAGATGAGATTATACTTAAGTATTGGAAAAGATATTATAAATCAGATTATTTAGAATTTGTAGAATCTTTGAAAGAAAAGAATATTAAAATTAAAAAAGAAGAAACTGATTATGATATTGTAACTAGAATATCTAAAGAAAATAATGTATATTTAGGTAATAAACTATCTCAATGTTTTAAATCAGAAGATGTTAGTGCGTTAAATAAAAATAAAGAATCAATTATTAAATCATTAGAATCTAAATTATCTGGGGAAAAAAAGGAAGAATTTAATAAATCATTAAATTCATTAACAAATACTAATTTTGGAATTAAATATGAATCTAAAGGTGGGGAATTATATGAAAAAAAAACTAATAATAAAATTATTAAAACTAGTAAATATTATAAAACCGAATTGTTTCAAATACCAAATGAATATGATAAGTTAGATACATGGGGTATAGGAGGTAAAATAGATGGAATATTGTTACCTGAAAATATTATTATAGAGATTAAGAATCGTGTAAAAAATTTATTTTACACGTTGCGAGGTTATGAAAAAGTCCAATGTTTTGTCTATATGTTTTTACTGGAATCTAATGCGACAGATTTAGTTGAAGTTTTAAAAGATAAAAATGATAATTCAATAAATATAATTAGAGTAGATTTTAATGAATCATTCTGGGAGGAACAAATTATGTTAAGATTAGAGGAATTTATAAGTGATTTCTATATATTTTTAGAAGACCCTAAAAGAAAATTAAAATTATTAACAATTTGATTTGATTTAATTTAATTTAATTTAATTTAATTTAATTTAATTTAATTTAATTTAATTTAATTTCTTAATAGATTGTATATAATGTTTGGAGGAAGTTTTAGTTTAAGCGGTGGTTACAAAAAAAAAAGAAAAGCAAGTTCACGTAAAAGAGTAAAAGTTAAAAGACATTGTTCTCCTACTCATAGATTTCTGAAAAAAACACAATGTATTAAAAAAAAGAAAAAAAGTAAAAAAAGAGTAAAAAAATCACGAAGATCATTTAGTAATGTCAGTGGTGGTTATTTTTCTCCTCCAGGCTACATCAAACTTAACCAATTTAAAGGTGGTGGAGCACACAATAAACATGAGCATCAAAATGGTGGAAGAAGATCTTCAAGAAAAA